TTATAGTATCATAACCTTGCCATGACAATTCTGTTGATATTATATCTTTTCCTACACCATTCGTAATCTTAACTGGTTCTTGTAAACCTCTTCGGCGTTTCATTCCTTCACGAATCGTATCTAATTTTAATCCTTGTCGTACATCATTCATCATGTTCTTTTTATCTTTTACTGTTAATTCGTCTGATGCACCCAATAGAAATGCTTTAAAGTCTCCTTGAGTTGCAGCTTTTCTCATCTTAGATGCGGACATGCCAGTTGCACCATCTTCATCCGGATCTCGTTCTCCGGCACTTTTTACTTCTATTTCTTTATATTCATAAAATCCATGTTTAGACTTTATCCCATTGTAACTATTTAGTAATGAGGTAAACTCATCGACTCTATCACTACCCGCTACCATTACCAATTTATCATATTTTCCGTTCAACTCTGTAGCAATTTCCATTATATTCTTCTCTGTTGATGTACTTTGTAGAGATTTCTTCATTCGTGGAAACATTTTTCCCAAATACTTGAACTTTTGTTTATGAGTAAGCGGATTCTTTCTTGAATCTTGTGAATGACTCCCATAAATCAAGGCAGTTCCGCCTTCTCGTTGATTAACTGCAATTACTGCATTTATCAACTTTTCGTGTCCGATTGTAGGGGGATTAAATCTCCCAAATACAAATACTGCTGTACTCATTTTTTTCTAGCCCATCCGCCAAATGTTCTTACTTCTGCATCAGCAACTTGAGTAATGTAGGTTGATAATTCTTCGGCAGATTTCCAATGTTTGTGTGGAATTCTACCCAATCTTGGAATTACTGAATCCTTTACCCAATCTGCTTCTCTCCTTGCCGTATTAAAGGTATGTATCTTCTCAATTTTAATTTCATTTACTACTTGCTCATCCCATGCATTCCATTCTGATAATTCTGAATCACCACCCACCATACGACCAGAAGGGTGTTTAACTGCTAATGTTCCTCTTCTAACAATATACCCATGAACTTTACCTTGAATATCATTTTTGTGTTTCTTGAGAATTGTAGCTACACCATCAATATAATCTGCAATTATCAAAGACATCTTCTTACCATCATCTCGAAAATCTGTTTGCAATTTGTACCAAACACCTATTCCTATCTCTGGTACTGTTTTTAAGTATTCTTTATTTTTTGGATCATGTTTTACTGCAAGGTCTATCACCATCTTTTCAAATTCTGGATGCATTTTTTCGTCTGTGTCGATGTTGTGCAATTCAACCCACCTTCTACCTGCCTTGTCTGGCATACTCAATATATCATTTTTACTTGACATGAGTATATTTGCGTCCAATTCTGCAACAACTCCTCCTTCAGTTTTTATTCCTTGATCTATATAATCAGCATTCATATTAAAAAAGGCAGAGATTGATTTTTTCTTATTCTGTAATTTTTTCAAGTTCCCTAAACCAACTCCATTTGTAACATGAAACACCGTTACTCTTGGTAACTGTACGTTGAAGATCCATGTCATCATTTTTGATGATAATGGAATTTTCATATTACCAGTTTGTCCAAAATCAAATATCATCTTGGAAGTACTTTGCTGCCAAGCGACTCCTTCTTTTAGATGTTGTTTTAGATGTTGTTGAAATGATTTCATTAGTTCTTTGTCCTAGTAATGTAATCTACCATATCTCCTACCTCATAATATAGTTCAAATGGAAATCCTTCTATATCTTTATCCTTGTTTGCAAAAGTGTACATTCGCTCACTACCTTCACCTTTTACCAATTCAGCAAAGTCAGGTGAAAACTTAGGGCTGACATGAATTTTCTTAATCTTAAAATTATTGACTACTACTTCATCCCATAATGCGAAATCTCCACTATCTGGATCTTGCATAAGTTCTTTGTCAAATGCATAATCAGTAAATATAGATTTCAATGGTTTGGAATGTTTCTTCATAATTTTCTCCATACCATCCATGTAATCTTTAATAATTAATGATTTTTCTTTAGGAGATGAATATAATCCAAGATGTGACCAAGATTTATTAATATTTGGCATAGTTTCACTTGGATCATCTGCATACTCCATAATAATATCTATCATCATTTCACTTATATCACGATACATTCCGCCGAGTTGAGATTTACCCCCCAATCCATTTCGACTTTTTGAGTCAACAAGTGTACTCCAAACTAACCATCTTCTTCCTTGCTTGTCTGGTTGACTTCCAATATCATCTGGAGCTGCGGCTAAAACATCCGCATCCATTTCTGCAATATATCCTCCGTAGGTCTGAATTCCATCTCCTATAGATGATGAATTTATATTATAAAATGCAGAGACTGATCTTTTCCCACCTTGCATTCCTTTTAATTTTCCAAGACCATCTAAATCAGTTAAGTGAAACACCCTTGAACGAACTGGTTCTGGCCAAATTCTCTTGAATATAGAGGGGGATAGTGGTATTTTCACATCCGCCAGATCAGCTCTTGGTAAATCAAACAACATAACAGACACACTCTCTGTCCACGCCGGTGCTTCTGTTAGATACCCCTTAAAAGATTTCATTATGACAATACACCCGAATGATCTCTTGTAGTAAGTTTAAGTTTTTTATGAAGTACTGCAGTTTTAGTTCCCCATGAATCATCACCATGTACAGCCGGTGGTGTCATTGTTGGTGTTTTTCCTTTTTTGTGCATCTTCATCCAGAGATCATTATAACGTTCTTGTTCTTTTTTAGACCAACCACCTCTGCCAGCGGCCTTCATGCCAAGGTCTTGTAATTCTTTTTCTTCTTTATCTTCTGGTTCTTTTTTGGAAAACCAACCTTCATGATAATTTTTAAAAGTTTTCATTTAATCTCCCACAATCTTACCTAAAGTTTTATAAAGACCTATTAATTTTCTTTGGTCTTTCTTTTTAATAGCGCCAATCATTTTAGAAGTAATATCTCGTATTAGTACAACTAAATTATCATCTGGCCCCTCATCGACTGTCCACGCATAATGTGGTGCATCGACACTATTGTATAATTTATGTCTTCCACCTGCTGCTTTTTGTGCCGCTTTTGACCATATACTTTTAGTATTGACAGTTTTTGGTGTTACACACATTTTTTTATATCTATTACGCATTACTTTTGATTTTAACTTTTCTAATGGAATAGAACACATATCATTACCCGCCTCAGAAATAAGTGCCGTATCATGAGCTAATTTTTCTTGGTTAGACACTTCATATAAATCTTCAGTCGCTTGTTTAAATTTTTTCATTTTTTTCCTTGTTTACTGGCCAATTTGTACAATAAGGATGTTCTGTATCAATTCGTTGTTCATATTCTGGTCCTGGTTCATCATTAAAATGGTCATAACCAAGTTGAGGTTCGTGTCCTTCATGCCAACCCTTCTCAACTTCGTCTTCCATTACTTTGTCCAATTTTTTGCAGCATTAAAGTTTTGATGTGCAAATTCCATTCGATCTACTAATTTTAGTGCTCCACCTTTCAAAGTATCAATCGCCACAAATCCTTCTGGTGCAGTAACTCTGTATCCTGTAGATGTTCTTACGAATGTTTGTGCTAATCCTTTGATACTTTCTAATTTCCGTATAATCAATAATTTTGCATCTATTAAAAGATTCTGTATAGCAAATATCTTAACCAACTCAGAAGAGTTCTTTCTGAGAAACCCCACATATCGATCCATAATTTCTTGTTTTACGTTCTTTGTTTTTTCTTGTTTTACTTTGTCGATATCACGTTTTAGTCTATCATATACAAATGCAATTAATCCTGCAGTATATTTTCCGACATTTGAAATCTTTTCTCCGGCTCTAACCTTACTGTTATGATAAGTTTTAATCAACATTGCCATGTTCTTATCATCTGAAATCTGTCTTAAAACATTAGAATCCATCTGTTGAAATAGTTTTCCTACTTGACTAAGTGTTGCGGTAACTTGGTCCGTTTCTCTTTTTGTCATAGTAGCAGTTCCAGATTGATTTTTAAAAGATGCATCTGCTTGCCATATTAGACCAGTTTCTTGAAATGCTCCAGATGAAACCCCAAATGACGCCGACATATCTCCCATCGTAGCACCATTATAAGTAGTGTGCCATACGATACCCATACTAGAAGACATGACCTTGGCAGCTAATTGAGATTTTACTGGAATTGCATAAACTATCGTATTTGGTTGAAAAGTAACGTATGATTCTCCATCAATTGTTTCTTTTTTTAACATTTCAGGTACAAACATAAAATCACCTTGTAAAACGCCTTTTATGTTTACTTTAGACAATTCTCTGAGTGATACTTTAAGTTTATTGTTGAGACTTGTTGCACCTCCGCCTGGATGATTCTCATCAATATCTGCCTCAGTATAGTTTAATTTACCACCTGACTTAGCAAATACTCCTTTTGTTCCTACGAAAAATTGATCATTCTCTGGATTAATACCAGCAAACACAGCGGGTGCGCCGTCCCATTTTACGGTTACATTCACGGATGAACTGCCGTTGCCCGCTAACATATCTCTTAAACCTTGAAGGAAGTTTATTGCACCCCTTGTTCCTTCTACTCCACCATTTAACACCTCATCTTCAAGGTGTTCCATGTGAAGGTTCTTTGCTTCAGTTAAAAATGAGGAGAATGCAAACATATATCAATCGTAATAGTGTTTTTTAAAAAATTCAGCATCGACAATATCATAACCTTCAACAACATAAGACATTTGCCCGCCACCTTTGTTAGTACCCATTCTATTTAAACTATAACTTAAATCACCATCTTCTTCTAATCCCATACAAAAAGAGCTGTACATTGTGTAATATTTTCCACCTTGACTTGAAGCTTCAACTCCAATCAAAGGAACTTGACTTGAATTAATGGAATCCAATTTATCTTTAACAAATTGTTTGCCACT